CATTCAAACCAGGTTCTAGTTCTTTGGCAAGCTGTGCTCTATTAATAGCCATATCCTAATCTCCTATATTCCTGATGTTGAGTCCATATAATGAACGTTAAGTTTTACGATCGCTAATCGACCTGCTACAGTTTTATCAACTGCGCCTTCTGATACTGAAGCTTCGTCATCGAAACCTACAACTTTTAAATTTAATGAAGCTGTAGTATTTACTGTTCCTACATCTAGTTCTCCTAAAGAGTAACCAGAAGTATTAGTTCCAGTAATTGCTGTTGCGAAGTTAGCATTAATAAACAGATTTGAATCAGGCATTGCTCCGTTACAATTAATAACGAATAATGCGTCAGGATTATCTGCTACATAAGCAATTGCTTCAGTTGACGGCTTAATTGCCGCGTAACCAGGCCAGTATGGTGCCCATGTCGGAGTTCCATCAGTTGCAATGTATTTACAACCCATGAAAACACCCAATAAAGGTACCGTGCCACCTGCGGCAGCACCTACGATATCTATTAACCCACTAGCTAGAGGGATGACTGGGGAACCAGTCCAAATTAAACTTGTTGTTCCACTACTTGAGCCTTCAAAGTTAATAGGATACGCATTAACACCTTGGTTATTATAATTTGAGCCTGATCTTTCGTAAGGACGTAGACCAAAAGCTGCATCTATATTAGCCATGTTATGTCTCCTTTAGACTATAGCGGTAACATAGATCTTGACCATCAAGATTTTTTGTCGCCACCAAATGTGACACGTGATTGTCTCTCTTTAGAAATTGGCATTGATGGATGTTCCTCTTTCATTAAATCATTATCAACAGATTTTTGCTGATCATTTGTCAAATTATGAAAATATTCATCTCTTGACTCTTTAATTTCAAGCGGACATCTCATTAACATTAATCCACCAACAGCTATAATGCCTTTAAATTTTCCCTCAGTTAAATGAGGTAAATCTAATCTGTCTGGATATTCATCTGCTCTCACAGGTTCATATCCTGATCTGAGTCTAGCGGTTACATTCTTATCGTCTGCATTACCCCTAAATTCATATCTAACCCACCGATGGTGAAAACCTTCAGGTGGTTCAGGTGCATCTAAGTTTGACGGTGGAACCCAACTTTTCTTACGAGAAGTTAGTTCACGAGTCTCTTGTTTGCGTGAGGTTTTTTTAATTGTTTCAGTCATTTACGCCTCCTTCACGTGTTTTGCGTATTCTTCAAGTGGCACACCAAGTCTTTTAGCTATTGCTATCTGGGAGGGTGTGAGTCTCACAACTTTACGTCCAGCTTTTGTCGATCTATTAGCAGAGGCTACCGCTTGGACGGGACGGCTGCCTTTGTTCTTATCCTCAAATTTATGAGGAAACTCTTTTTTAATTCGTTTGTCAAGCTCATTATAGTACTCATCTGTCTTTCCGTCAAACCCTTCTTCTTGTAAAAGTTTTTTATGAATAGATAAGGCAGTGTAAGTCATAGCTTCATCTTTACCAAACCATTCATTTTTTTCCGCCCAAGCTTCTGCTTTAGGATCAGGCTGTGGTTTTGGTTGAGGCTGTGCTTGAGAGGGATTATTTTTTATATTTTCTTTAATATTTTCTCTTTGTTTAATAGAAGAATTCGCTCTTTCTTCTTCTATTGCCAGTCTAGCAATAGCTTTTTGAGCCTCTACTTGAGCTTTAACATCACCAGCATTAATAGCAGATTGTAAAACACTTTGAGCTTTATCCATTTCTGATTTAACTCTCGCAGAGTATTCATTTATATAGCCCTCGTCTACTTTAGTTATTTTACCTTTTAATTCATCTCTTTCAGATTTTATAGAGTTAGCATATTTTAAAGCTTCTTCTTTTTGTCTTTCAGCTTCTCTTATTTTAAAAGTAAGTTTGTCAATTCTTTTTTTTACAGATTGAGAGTACTCTTCTTCTTCATTATGTTCTTTAGTTTCTTGAACATCATCATTTTCTACTTCTTCTGTAGTTTCAATTGTTTGATTTACATTTTCTTTATTTTCATCTTTTATTTCAATATCCATTGAATCTCCAGATGTATCAATAGGTACAGTTTTATCTGTTTCCTGTCGAGTATTTATTACAGTCGGCATGGTCCCTCCATGTTATATTAAGTTAGGCGGCAGTATATCTCGTGGATCATCAACAACTGCCTGAACTTCGTCTTCGTTAATAATCCTTAATTCACCACCGTCGATCGTCAAACGTGATCCTGCATATTTGGTAATGATAACCCAATCTCCCTCTTTACACCAAGGCCCTGTTGGATATCTAGTTTTGTCTTTATAAGCTAAGTCCCCTACTTTTAAAACTTTACAAACATTAGTAGAAACTTGAGCTTGCTCAATTGTTTCATCAGTAAGATGTAATCCTCCTGATGTTTTTCTCTCTAACTTTAGAGGGAATAAAACTATTTTCCAACCACAAGGTTTTGGAACTTTTTCTAATTCATTCTTTTGCTTCTCTTTTTTCTTACCATCCCACACATGTTTTGGCATAATCAATTTACTCATTCTAGCTCCGTTTTCTTTAGCAGGTCCGTGAGTTCCTGTTCTTCTTGTTTAAGTGCATCAAGTTTACCAGTAAGATATCTATAATCTTCCCAACTTTTGCACTGTCCGCCCAGTATAGCTTCTTCTACTTGCTTTTGTCTAGCAATTAATTGTTTTTTATAGTGTGTAAAAAAATTTTCTAAGCGCATGATTTCATTTGATCCGATAATTTTTTACAGCGATTTGGAGTTTGACGATTCCATTTCGAGTCTAGCATCTCTAGACTTGCCCCTTCAAAATTTCGGTCCTGCAGGCATTTCCACATGTTACGGAACTTGGACACGCCTGATTTTCCAAGTTGATATACCATTTCGGTAATGGTATGCTGCGCAGTTGTAGGCAAATCAGCGACACCATGTTCTTCCATGAGTTGCCTTGCTTGACCTATCGCTTTTTGTAAATCTTTATCGAATACGTCTTGTAATTCTTCTTTGGTATATGTTTTACCATCTTCAAATTTATCTTCATGCACTACTTTATGGCCCCACCCAACTGTGCGAAATCCTTCCGTATCCATATATACGTGATCTCTAAATCCTTCAGATAATTTTACGGAACCTGCTAATTCGTCGTATGTCATGTAAATATTCTTGTTGTTGGTCTTTTGTTAGATAACATTCTACCAAAACCTCTTGGATTTACGGTTATATATCCTCCATTAGATTTTTTTACAATAGTTTTTACATTAGTTGGTTTACCACCTGGATTGCCTGCAGCTCTTTTTCTAGATACGGCTGATTTTTTTTGAGAGGAACTCATTGATCTTGCTTTTGCAATTGGCACGCATTTTGGATATTTTCTTTTACTTCCTTTAGGTCTACCACATGGTTGATACTTACCATCTTTTTTAGGAGCACCTATGTCTACCCATTTTTCCTTAACCCACTCTCTTAATCCTTTTTTAGCCATTATGCTACTGTGGTTACTTTCCTTCTATTTTCTTTAATACCGCCACAACCTTTAGCGATACCACCTTGATTATAGTTAGATACTTTTTTTCGTTGTTGAGAAATTTTATTAATCATTCCTCCATTAGCTTTTTTCTTTGGTTTTTTTCTACCGCCCTCAACTGTTTTTCCAGAGCAAATTGAACTTGCATACATATTAGCATATGCACTTGGGTACACTTTAAATTTACGCTTAGCCGCTGCTTTACCTTTTGCACAAAGTTTACCCATTATTTTTTTCTTAATCTAGATAATGTTTTAGCGAATCTTGCTCGTTGACCAAGTTTACCTTTTGCTTTTGCAGCTTTGTTTAATTTACTTGCTGGAATTTTTTCACCTTTTTTAACACCAAGCGATTCACGCAAAGCACCAGGTTTTTTAATTGCTTTTTTAATATCTAGTTTACCACCATTTTTTTTCTTAATAACTCCTCTACCAATTAAAACATCTTTACGAGTTATTTTACCATCACCACTTAAATCTTTTAGTTTTCTTTTTTTCATTTTGTTAATCCTTTTGCCTTTTCGAAAGTGCGAAGGCCAGATACGCCGAGCATTGAAGTGACAATTGCTAGAAGGGGTCCAGTTTCTATGGCAGGTGGGACAATATCCATACCTGAAAATTTTGCATACCAATCAATACATGGTGATAAGATGAATGCGAAAAATAAAGCTAGGGCTCCGCACCAGCCAATTGCTGGTCGCCAGCCCGCAACAAATACGCTGCGATGGCTGGCTTCCTTTGCATTAACATCTAATTGTTTTTCTGCAAGCTTTTGTTGTAAGCGTTGCATTAATATTTTTTTATCTAATTTCTCTTCTTCTGATGTATGAAGTTCATCGACAACTTTTGAAATGGTTGCTAAGGCTCCGTCTTTGCCTCCACCAAGTAAGCCACCGAGTAAATTAAGCACTATGCTGCTCCGCCTGTCATCCAGCTAATTATCCAGATAACAACGATCGCTACAATAGCGGCCTTAATCCAGTCCTTCATCTGCCAGTCACTCCACTCTTTAATGTGTGACCATAGATCTTTTAGTAAGTTCATAGAACCTCCTTTGTTAAAACGGGATTATACTATTTTAAGCCTTTGAAAGCTACTTTTTTAATTTGAACCTTACTTCTTTGACCTTTTGGTCCAGATCCTAAGTTTTGTGTAACTTTTGGACCTTCCATTGACGCGCTATGTACGTCTGCAATAGCTGTTTTATTAACATGGGGTCCTTTGTAAGGATTCATGTCAGTAGAAACAGTCATTTTTGCATTTGGATATAAAGAACCATTGATAAATTTTGGTTTAGGATTGTTAAGTGCCATATTATCTCCTAGTGTATTGTGGGTTTGTTATCTTCTAATTCTTGTATCGCATGTTGCACAAATAGTAAAGCATCGTGTTCTTTGTATCCTTTACCTTCAAATAACTCTTTTACTTTTACCATCAAAACCTCAGCCATGATTAATGCATCCGTTTCACTTTTTACATTATCGTCGGCAAATTTATCCATCTTGGAAATAAGATCATCAAATATTTTTTGTGCTTTAAAAATCATATTTATTTACCTTGATTTTTGTATTGAAAACCTGGCCCTTTGCCTTGAGCATCAAGTTTTTTAAGATTAATATTCGCTCTTAGTTGTGCGATATCTTCTTGTGAATCAATTCTTGCATTATCTATAGCGTCTTTTTGTTGTAATTTCTGTTGTTCAAAACCAAGTTTAGCTTGATCAAATTGTAGTTTAGCTTGATCATTCATTGCTCTTTGTTGTA